ATTCCAAATTATCCCCGAATACACCACCATGTCCCGACGCCCTGGCGTCGCTGCAAACTGGTATAAAAACTTCAAAACCGATGTCTATCCGTCCGACCAAGTCATCATTAACGGACGACCTATGCAACCCCCCAAATACTACGACACATTACTAGAACAGGAGAACCCCTTCCTATACGACGATATCAAACACGACCGGCTACAAAATGCCGACAAACACGCTTACGACAATACGCCTGAACGCCTACACGTCAAACATAAAGTAAAACAGGCACAGGCTAAATTACTAAACCGAACTCTTGAGGAACTCTAACGATGATTACTAAAATCTTCTCTATCTACGACTCTAAAGCTGAAAACTTTAATCTCCCTGTCTACTTACAATCTTCTGGGCTTGCTATCCGTACCTTCTCAGACTCAGTACTAGACCCCGAATCACCCTTTGCTAAACACCCTGCGGACTACACACTATTTGAACTGGGGACATATGACGATCCAACTTCAACCTTCGACATATTCCCCACCCCAAAATCACTCCATGTTGCCATTGAGTTTATAAATCCAACCTTAAAAGAGGCTTAATATTATGAAATCCGTCATGACCCATAATTTTGCACAAATTCCTAAAGCTGATATTCAGCGATCTTCCTTCGACCGCTCTCACGGCGTCAAAACCACATTTGACGCCGGTAAGCTTATCCCCATATTGGTGGATGAATGCTTACCTGGCGACACATTTAAACTCAATATGACCGCCTTCGCAAGACTTGCGACTCCTATCCATCCCATCATGGACAACATGTATATGGATACTCACTTTTTTTCCGTCCCAATCCGTCTTCTCTGGGACAATTGGCAAAAATTCAATGGTGAACAAATCGATCCCGGCGATTCCATTGATTATCTTATCCCTACCCTTACTTCCCCTGCCGTAGACGGCTATGCCGAGGGCTCTATTTCCGATTATTTCGGAATACCCACTAAAGTTCCAGATATGGAACATTCTGCACTCTGGCACCGCGCCTACAACCTCATCTGGAACGAATGGTTCCGAGATGAGAACTTACAAGACTCTCTAACGGTTCCTAGGGGCGATGGACCCGATACCGTTTCCGATTATTCTATTCAACGCCGTGGCAAACGCCACGACTATTTTACTTCTTCACTACCTTGGCCACAAAAAGGCGCAGCCGTTCAATTACCATTAGGTACTACTGCTCCGGTTCAATCCACTAATGATATTCCTCTCTTTACTGGTGGCGGCGTAACTAATCAAACTATGAATGTTTCTGGCTCTACAAACGATCAATTCTATCTTGGTGGTACTCCTGCTGGAGATTCCACAGTTACGTTCGGTACTACTACTGGTTTAGAAGCGGACCTTTCTGCTGCAACTGCTGCAACTATTAACGAACTTCGACAAGCGTTCCAAGTCCAACGCCTCTTAGAACGTGACGCCCGTGGCGGCACTCGATATATCGAGCTAATAAAATCTCACTTCGGCGTCTCTTCTCCTGACGCACGACTTCAACGTCCTGAATACCTCGGCGGCGGCTCAACTCCGGTGAACATTACACCGGTAACACAACAATCCTCAACCGATGCAACAACTCCCCAAGGTAACTTGGCTGGTTTTGGTACTGCTCATCTTAATAATCATGGCTTTACCAAATCCTTTACTGAACACTGCATCATCATTGGTATGGTCTCCGTCCGCGCTGACCTTACCTATCAACAAGGCCTTAACCGAATGTTCTCGCGCTCAACACGCTATGACTTCTATTGGCCTGCTCTTTCGCATCTTGGCGAACAATCCGTACTCAACAAAGAACTCTTTGCCGCTGGTACGTCTGCCGATGACAATGTCTTCGGCTATCAAGAACGCTATGCTGAATACAGATATAAACCTTCTGTTATTACTTCACTATTCCGTTCTAATGCAACTGCTTCCCTCGATGCTTGGCATCTTTCGCAAGACTTTGCGTCACTTCCCGCGCTCAACGCTTCGTTTATCGAAGATAATCCTCCCGTTGATCGCGTTACCGCTGTCCCCTCCGAACCCGACTTCATCTTTGACTCTCATCTGAGTCTCCGCTGTGTTCGACCCATGCCTGTGTACTCTGTACCCGGCTTAATTGATCATTTCTAAGGGGACAATATTATGTGGCCTCAAATAATCGGTGGCGCTATTAGCGCCCTCGGTTCTATCCATGGAGAGAAAATCTCTGCGGGTTCAACCGCTAAACAAATGCGCTTTCAAGAGCGCATGTCCAATACGGCCCATCAACGCCAAGTCAAAGACTTACGTGCTGCTGGCCTCAATCCCATCTTATCTGCTGGCGGCAAAGGCGCCAGCTCACCCAGTGGAGCCTCTTATCAGGGCGACACGTCTAAAGGTTCTAAAGCAACTTCGTCTGCTCTCGCCGCTCGGCGCCAACAACAAGAACTTCAAAATCTAATGGCTCAAGAAGACAACACTATTCAAGATTCCGAACTTAAAGGAAATCAAATTGCTAATGCTGCTGCTATGAACAATCAAATTGTTCAGGCAACTAAACTTCTTGAAGCACAAACTACTGCCGCTAAAGGCGCTGCTGCCGAAGGTAAAGCTATTGAAGATATGTATAAATTGCTTGAAGCTGATGGCGCCACAGGCGGCACTCAAAAATTCCTAATGC